CCGGCAAGAGCCTCAGGCAGCAGCTCTACAAAGATGGTATACTGACAGTCGGGTACAATCCCGGGAAGGCCGACAAGCTGACCCGGCTTCACGTTGTGAGCCCGCTGCCGGCCGCTGGCCGGGTCTGGGTACCTGAGAGCAAGTCCAAGCCGGGCTCATTCATGTCCTGGGCTGAGCCCCTGCTGGAGCAGCTGTGCAGCTTCTCAGGTGAGGGGACGGTACTTCACGACGACTTGCTCGACACCACCACTCAGGCGTGGCGCATCCTTGACGACTTCTGGCTGCACTACCTCGACGTAGCCAAGAAGAAGAAGGATAAAAAGATCATTGACCCCGACGACGCGCCCCCCAAACGGCGGCAGCGTCCCAACCCTTACGCTCAGTAGTCACCTATGCTCGCACTCTCATTTAAGATATTCGGCTGTGTTGCTGTGGTCGTCATCGCGATCATCGCGTGGGCGTTTCTTACTAACGACTGGAGCAAGTAGTGCCCACTGAGTCGTCTATTCTCCAGTCGTACCTCCAGCAAGATCCTGAGGACGACCCGACCACCGACGCCGCCACGGACGCCGAGGAGCGCAGCGTAGGCATCGTCCCGGATGACGCCAACACCACGGAGCTGGATGACGGCAGCGTAATCATTGACCTGCACGACGAGCACGACGTTGAGCGCTCCCTGGAGTTCTACTCGAACCTCGCCGAGGAGATGGACAGCTCCGAGCTGAATGACATCTCAACGAAGCTACTGGACCTGATCGACAAGGATAAGATCGCTCGCACGAAGCGCGACAAGCAGTACGCGGAGGGGTTGCGCCGCACCGGGTTAGGTGAGGACGCGCCCGGCGGGGCGACGTTCGAGGGTGCCAGTAAGGTTGTTCACCCGCTGATGATAGAGGTCAGTATCGACTTCGCGGCGCGCGCCATCAAGGAGCTGTGGCCGGCGGATGGTCCCGTCAAGGACAAGATCATTGGCGTTACGACCGAGAAGAAGGAGCAAAAGGCCAAGCGCAAGAAGACCTACATGAACTGGCTCCTGACCGAGAAGATGCCATCGGTACGGTACGAGCTGGAGCAGATACTCACCCAGGTACCGCTCGGCGGGGTGCAGTACAGCAAGCTCTGGCAGGACCAGCGCCGCCGCACGCCCGCCCACGAGCCCGTGTGGGTGGATGAGATCCTGCTCCCGTTCTCGGCCACGAACTACTACAAGTCCGACCGCAAGACGCACGTCCAGCAGATCAACGAGTACACGTTCGCTGACCGCATTCGGTCAGGCATGTACCGGGACATTGACGCGATTGCGGTGGTGACCGATCCCGACCAGACAGCGGCCGCTAAGGCTAACGATAAGATTGAGGGCAAGAGCACCACCACCTACAACGAGGACGGCCTACGGACGGTGTACGAGATCGATGCCCAGTACCTGATCGCTGACGAGGAGCGTGGTGTCAAGGATACGGATGACGACGACGACAAGGGCCCCGCGCCGTACCTGATCAGCATCGACGAGAGCACGCGGCAGGTGCTGTCCATCTACCGTAACTGGGATGAGTCAGATAAAAATGAAGACGCACTGGTCCATATCATTGAGTGGCCGTTTCTGCCTTGGCGCGGCGCAATGCCAATCGGGACTCCTCAGGTACTCGGCGGAATTGCAGCTGCTGCCACTGGAGCCCTTAGGGCGCTCCTCGATTCTTCCCACATCAACAACTTTCCTGGTGGGATGCGTCTCAAGTCGGGTCCCGTGGGTGGACAGTCTGTACGGGTCGAAGCCGGAGAGACCAACGAAATAGACGGCGGAATCAACCAGGACGACATCCGCAAGACCTACATGCCGACGCCTGTCAACCCGACCAGCCCCGTGCTGTACGAGCTGCTAGGGTACCTGGTCGATGCCGGCAAGGAGGTCATTAAGACCACGATGGATGAGGCGAACGACAACGCCAACGTCCCCGTGGGTACGACGATGGCACGCATTGAGCAGGGCATGGTGGTGTTCTCGGCTATCCACAGCCGGCTGCACAACGCCATGGGCAAGTTCCTTAAGGTACTGCACCGGCTGCTGGCGACGTACTTGGACGACAAGCAGGTAGTCGAGGAGACGGGCGAGGAGATGGTATTTAAGGCCGACTTCGATGCCCCCAATGACGTTGTCCCGGTCAGTGACCCCGAGGTATTTAGTGAGCTGCAGCGCATCGCGCAGGTGCAAACCATCGCGAGCCGGGCGCAGATCTACCCGGACCAGTACGAGCAGCACGAGGTTGAGTCTGAGATCCTGAAGATGACTAAGGTAAAGGACCCGCAGCGGTTCCTGAAGCCCAAGCCCAAGCCCAAGCCCGAGCACGCCGTCAACGAGAACATCGCCGCCTCACTGGGGCAACCAATCATCGCCTTCCCGGACCAGGACCACCTCGCGCACATTCAGGCGCACCTGTCGTTCATCGAGGACCCGATGTATGGTGCGAACCCGCTGATGGCGCCGCAAGCTATCCCGGCGATACTGCAGAACGTCAAGGAGCACATGCTGTTCTTCTACGGGCAGCAGATATTCAGTATCGCGAGCAAGGCGGCTGAAACCGACATCACGGAGTTCATGAGCATCAAGGACACCGAGGTCAAGACCAAGTTTGATATACTGCTGGCTGCGGCGACACAAAAGGCGCACCCGCTGTTCCAGCAGAACTTCCAGCAGGTGCCGGCGGTGATTGCGAAGGCGCAGGCGCTTCTCAAGCAGTTCCAGCCCCCGCAGCCGACTGACCCGAGCGTGGTCGCGCAGAACAAGGTCACGGCCGATACGCAGCTCGGTCAACAGAAGCTACAGCAGCAGGCGCAGACGGATGCCCAGAAGAATGCACTCGCGCAGGCTCAACTGAAGCAAGACGGGGCGACAGCGGCGGGCGAGGCGCAGATCACGCAAAGCACGAACGCCGCCGACAACCAGACCAAGGTTGCGACCACGACGGCCACGAATCAGAGCCGCGAGAAGATCGCCGGGCAGTCTGATAGCACCAAGGTTCAGACCACGTCGATGGATAACAATTCGGCGATGGAAATTGCCGCAGCCGAGATAGAGGCTGGCAAGAAGACCCAAATCACAGATGGTGCGGGAATCGGCGGTAAGCCGCGCACCGCGTAACAGGAGCACACATGGCAGACAACCCCAACAAATCCAAGACCCCGGCCGCCGGTCCCACTCAGGGCGGGCGCCAGGAGTTCAAGCGCACCGGTAGCGCGCCGACACCGGGTAATACCGGGGCCGCCGGCAAGTCCACCACGCCGAAGACGTACTGATTGATCCAGAAGCTACTAGCTGAGCTGGATAGGGTCGCGCTCCACGCTATGCGGCTCGCGGTCAAACCTATCTCTGGTAGGCAGGTATCGTACGAGGCCGGGCGCCGCATCGGGTACTTTGAGGGCATCACCGCGACACGTAAGCAGCTTGAGGACTTCCTGGCTGGCAACGCCAAGCAAGACGACGACCTGTGACCGCTACGGAGCGTAACCGGGTACCGGACATCTACCGGGCGCTGTACGGCTACTACGACGACAGCGACGTACTACGTAAGCAGCGCATCCGTAACTGGATCGCCAAGGGAATGCCGGTCCCGACGCGGCCTGAGCCCACGCACTGCGAGCTATGCGGGGAGCTACTCAAGCGGGTGCCGCATCTTGATTACGACCGCGCCACGCTCGTGTTTCGTGGCTGGCTCTGCCGGCGCTGCAACACGGGGTTAGAGCGACTCGGTGACGACGCCAGTAACCTGCATAGGGCGATTGATTACCTTTGCCGCCCAAAAGTGTGACGCGCATCAAAGATTTTAAAATTCGACAATCTGACGGGAATACACTATGACCACACTCAGTAAGATGAAAATCACCAAGGTGCTCGACCAGAGCCTGGAGTCTGCCTTCCCTGGTGTCGATCCCGGCGAGACGCCACTGGGTAGTCTCGTGCTGCTCCAGGTGAAGCAGGCCGCGACGAAAACCGCATCCGGCTTCATTCTGCCCGAGCACGACCAGAAGACGGAGTTTGACAATACGCAGATCGCGAAGGTGGTAGCATTAGGGTGTCTGGCGTTCCATTCGCGCGACTCCGGTACACCCTGGCCCGAGGGCGCCTGGGTTAAGGTGGGCGACTACGTTCGCGTTAGTCAGCACAATCTCAAGAAGTGGACCGTACCGCTGCCGGGCACGAACGGTAACGGTATCGAGGAGCGCGTTACGTTTGCGCTGATTGACGAC